CAGCTGACTCACGCGTACAAGGCGCGTTTGCAGTTTGACCAGAAGCAGGGGATGCGCATCAGGATGTCTGTCAGCGGAGTGTGTTTCCCGGGCGGCAAGAAGACCGTCACTATGCAGTTTGCAGATTTCTATCTGGACTCTGGCTGGCTGCTGACGTCACTCGCCAATTTCCTGCTCGAGACTGGAGCCACAGCAGCGTGCTGTGTCCAGAACCCGGGCCACATGTTTGCCAGGGACCGCGACGGGACCCTCCGCATAGTGAACGGCACGTTCAACCACCTTTACAGGGGGATTGCGGTAGACGGTGTTAGACCAGACAAGCCGGTCTATTACCGCAGCAAGCATGAAGGCGATGATGGCGCGGGCCAAATCAGCAAGAACGCAGGTGACCAGGCAGCCTTGGCCCGGACCGTGGTGGCCAGCATGGCAGACCTCGGTTTCGACGCCAAATTCAAGATCATAGAGAATGGTCGCCTTGAGTTTGTGGGCCTGCACGCCGCCGTGAAGAACGGCGCAGTAGAGAAGGATGTACCGATCATCCCCGCGGTCAAGCGTTCCTTGGGCAAGCTGGGGGTCAATGCCCAGACACCAGGGCGGACCCCGCAGCAGATGGCTGCCATGGACGCGTACCGCTTTTATAGCATCGGGGAGATGTTCGCCGGAAAGATTCCAGCGATTGCAGACATCTTCAAGGCATGCGGCGATAGGATGCTGCAGCGTGCCGGCGATGAGGCCAACGTCGTGCAAACGTTCGACGAGTACTCTGGCCCAGGCCGGGCGTGGGGAGCTGGGAGCTACAGGCTCAGCACTGTTGGGCGGTCCTTTGACTCGCGACACAGTGACGCCCCACCAATGAGCGACCAGATGCGTGCGCTCTGCGTCTCTCTGGAGAGGACGGAGATGGATCCATGCGCTTTGGCGAAACTCGAGATCCTTGCTTCGGACTGTCGGAAAGACGTGCATGACCATTTAGCTTGCTACATGCAGCTACCGCCCGAGATGCGGGCGGATGACGGGGCCAACTGAGGAGTCATCCCGTCTAATTAAATAATTGACGAAATGCAAACGGGG